GCCTGTGCCCGGCCATCGTCATGGCTTTGACGTGCATCCATACCGATTGCAGGGCGGTATGCGCCTGCGTTGGGCTGTAGAGGGTGACGGATGTCATAGCGGCCCGCATGCGTTGCTGGCGATGAAGTAGAGCTCGATGGCGATGCGCTGCCGGTCCGGGGGAAAGCTCGCGCAGTTGTAGCCCGCATGGAAGTCGAACCACTCAGGCGAGCGGACAGGCCACGGGCACGCGGAGATGGTCGGGATGCCGGCGAGCGCCGCTTCCCGGCCGTGCTGCTGGATCTGCTCGGGTGCGGTCATTTGCTCATCGCCTCCGTCAGCAGGCGCGGGAGGTCGGCAAGCTCGGGTTCTTTCGCGGCCAGCTCCTTGGCGCGGTGCCAGACTTGATGCTTCCAGGCCTCGTGGTAGGGCTCGGCCATCAGGGCGACGAGATGCGCGAGATGCTGGTCCAGGGTCATGCGGCCTCCAGGCAAAGGCCCATCTGGCGCAGGCGCTCGGTCTGCAGCGCCTCATAGGCGGGGTTGAGTTCGCAGCCGATGAACTGCCGGCCGAGGTTCTGCGCAACTTGGCCAGTCGTCCCGGATCCAAAGAACGGATCAAGCACGACACCGCCAGCGGGAGCCCCGGCAAGGATGCAGGGTTCAATCAGCGCGGTCGGGAAGGTGGCGAAGTGCGCGCCGCTGTAGGGCGTGGTGGCGACGGTCCAGACGCTTCGCTTGTTGCGTGTCTCGCCATCCCCTCGGACCGTGCCAGTCGTTGAGTGGTCGTTGCGCATTGCGTCGTTTTTTGCGCCGCATGGCTTGCCCGGCCCTGCGGACCGCTCCTGCACCGCCTCGGCGTCGTAGTGATAGCGCTCCGACTTGCTCAGCAGGAAGATGTACTCGTGGCTTTTGGTGCAGCGGTCGGTGACGCTCTCGGGCATCGGGTTTGGCTTGTGCCAGATGATGTCCTGCCGCAGATACCAGCCATCCGCCTGCAGAGCGAGCGCCACCCGCCACGGGATGCCGATCAAGTCCTTGGGCTTGAGCCCGAAGTCGCTGGCCAGCATGCCGCGGCCAGAGCCGGCCTGCGCTTGGTTCGTGGTGTCGCCGTTCATCAGGGTAGATGGCACCTGATAGCCGCGATTGGCGGCGTAGCTGTCTCCGAGGTTGAGCCATAGCGTCCCGTCATCGCGCAGCACGCGGCGAACCTCGCGGAACACTTCGACCAGCTTTGCTACGAATTCAGCCGGCGTCGGCTCGAGCCCGATCTCTGCCGGCTCAAAATACTCAAGCAGGTGGGGTGGAATTTGGCTCTTGCGGTAAGTGTTCACGGTTCAGGTTCTCCCGTGAATGCACGAACTGATGGCAGGCTTCGCAGAGCAGCACCAGATTGGAAGGCTCTGCGCGTAGCTCCTTGTCAGCGAAGGAGACAACGTGATGGATGTGGAATGGCATGTCCGGTGAATCGTCCCGATGCAGCGCGCATCGGCGGCACTTGGCTTTATCGCGCTTCCATACGAACGAGCAAGCGGCCTTCCATTCCTTGCTGGTGTAGAAGGCTTGTCGATCCGGGGTGACGCCACCGAGCCAGCGCGGGTTAAGTTCGCCGCGCTTGTTCCACATGGGATTGTCGGAGCCAGAAACACCCCAATGCTTGATGCCGCGTGCCTCGGATACCGTCCTGCGAGGGATGCCGTGCTTGCGAAGCCAGAACAGGATGGCCGCGTCTGTGGTGCCGAACTCGGATGCGATCTCTCCGGTGCTGCGGCGCTGTGCAATGTAGTTCTCGACCAGCCAATCCTTCTCTCGGAAGGGGCGGGCTTCCCGCCAGTGGTGCCCCTTCTCAAATTGGCCGTTTGGTTTGCGCATTCCATATTATCGTCTAGTCCGAAGTAAGGCTCAGGGGATGGATGCCGAATTGCTGCAATTCAGCGATGACGGCAGCGCGCACGTCAGCAGGTAGGCTTGCCTTAAGTCGCACGCCATCCGGCAAATAGGATCGCAGGCCGAAGTAAGGCGGCGAAGTGACGCAGGTTTGCACGATGCCGTCAGGCATGGCGCGCATGGTCTCGATGCAGTCGCCGAAGTGGCACTTGTTCAGCCAGTTCATTCCGCCTCCCCCTGCAGCACAGGCTTAGGAGTGGCGAACCCTGCTGCTCGCATGGCGTCCTGCACGCTCTGGCGCTCCTCTACCCACATGGCGGCAGTCTCTTGGTCGGTCTTGTTCACGTCAGCACCTTTAGGGATGGATGAGCGCCGCGGATCTTGTTCCGAGTGCGCGAGATGGCCCGCTCGTACTGCGAACGGTCGATGCTTGTTCTCTGCAAATCATGAAATTCGTACAGGTCACGCAGGGCGCGCAACCCTTCCCCGGTGATCCCGAGGCGCCCGGTCTGATCGTGGCGATCCTTGGCGGCCAGCAGTTCAGCCTCTACCGCCTCGCATACCGGCAGGACTTCCGGCCCGACACCGGTTTCGCCCAAGGTCTCAGCCAGGTTCAGCATGTCGGCCAGATCGCGGAAGTCGAACGGCGTAGCGCAGCCCTTGGAGAACGACTCGATGGCCGACAGTTCCCGAAGGCGCAGCTTGTCCAGATCGGCTTCGGTCGTGATCGAGGCGCCAGAGATGGCGAGGGCGATCGTGTTGACCTTGGGCCAGACCTTCCGAATGCATCTTTTCCTGCTCATGCCCCGGCCCTCCACGCCATATCGAGGGCATGCCGCGAAGCAATAGCGCGCTCGACGATCGGGGCCGGCAGCAGCGGCTTGAGCTTCTTCACGACGGCCGGGGCTTCGTCCGCATGCTGATACGCCACCAGCGCATCCATGCCGGCCGGCGTGATGGTGTACAGGACCGGCGTGGACTGGATCAGCCCCTTGGCGATCAGGTGGCAGATCGTGCTTTCGATCTGCTTCTTTTCCATCCCGGTGGCTTGCCGGACTTCGGTGGAGACTTTCGGCTCGCCGTCCAGAAGTGCCGTCAGAACCTTGGTCATGTTCACTGGCTTTCTCATGCTGCCGCCTTTGAGTAAGCGCCGATATGACGGTCGCGGAGGATGTCTTTGGCAGGGTCGGGATAGCGCCAACGGAAACCGCCAGCGGTCTTGCGGACACCGGTCGCCACGCGGACGATGTTTGCGTCCGGGATCTCCGCCGAGCGAGCGGCATCGGCGATGGACGAGAACACGCGGATGGATTCACCGTCCAAGGTCAGTTGCTCAATCGCACGCTTTACCCCCTTGCCCGGGTTGGCGCGGGCCTTGGGGTGCGGCTTCAGGGCTTCGGTGACAGCGCCGGGGCGGCCGCCGGTCAGCCCGAGCGTGAAGCCGTTGTGCGTTGAGCGGCGCACATCGGTGCCGGGCCAAAATTCGAGACTCATGCTGTTGCTCTCCATTTGCAGCCGGTGCAGCGCTTGTCTGCCTGGCCGAGGTCTGTATGCGTGTAATTGCAGGTCGGCGACATCCGAAACGGCATCGGGACCATGCGAGGGGTGCGGGTGTAGCCGTCCATGTACCAACCGTCTTGGACGGGCACAGAGGGCGCGTAAGGGGCGCGGTTGAAGCAGCCGTTTGGCATCAGCGCTCCGAAACGCCGTGCGCGGCGCAGATGAGGTCGATGAACTGGCGGGCCTCGCCCTTCGACCGGGTTTCATCGTCGAACTCGGTGCGGCAGGCTTTCCCGGTCAGGCGGTAGACAGTCCAACCTTGGGACTCGAGCAGGCGGTCTCGAGCGGCGTCCTTGGCCTTGTCCTGGTGAAAGGCGGCGCCGTCGCACTCGATGGCGACCTTGGCCTTTGGGTTGGCGAAGTCCACGAACATGAGGCCGACCGGGTATTGCGGATAGAACACGGCGCCGGCCTGGCGGATGTCGGCCCACAGCCATTCTTCAATCGGGGTGAGCCAGATCAGGCCATCCCATGCGTAGGGGTCGATGGCCCATTCGTTTGCTCGAGCGGCCAAGATGGCCGGCCGCGCGCCGTGGTAGTGCCTGCGGATGTCAGCCCAACGCGGGGTCATGCCATCCCCCTGCTGCCGGCATGCGCCGTCTTTTCCTTGCGCGGCGGCTCGCCGGCCCAGCCGCTGAACTTCGTCTGCTCGCCGATGTAGGAGAGGTTCAGGTAGCCGCAGCGGCCCTGCCGGTTCTTGGCGACGCTCAGCTTCGCGTAGTGGTTCCACTCGGCGCCGAGCTCGGGGTTCGCCATGATCGGGCGCTTGATGAAGACGATGACATCGGCGTCCTGCTCGATGGCCCCGGAATCACGAAGGTCGGACATCATCGGCATCTGGTCCGGGCGCTCCTCGCTCTTGCGGTTCAACTGCGCCAGGCACAGCACGCAAATTCCGAGCTCCTTGGCGAGCGTCTTCAGGCCGCGGCTGATTTCCTCGAGCTGGGTATTCCGGTTCGCTCGAGCATCCAGGCCGCTCATCAGGCCGATGTAGTCGACGACCAGTACGTCAAGGCCATGCAGGCGCTTGAGGTTGCGGGCCTTGGACCGGACTTGATTGATGTTCAGCCCGCCCTGGTCGCTGGTGTGCAGGTTCAGGGTCTTCGCGCGGTCGACACCCTCGAGCACCCGGTCCCACTTCAGGCCGTCGCCCTTGTTCGGGCGCTTCACGCTCGAGAGGCTGACCGAGCCGAGCATGGCGGTCAGGCGGTCATTCACCTCGCCGTGCGACATTTCCATAGACAGCAGGCCGACGCCGTACTGAGCGGCCATGTGGACGCCGATCGTCAGGCCGAGCGCGGTCTTGCCCATGCTGGGCCGAGCGCCGACGATGACGAGCTCGCCGGGGCGCAGGCCGCCCTCGAGGTACTCGTCCAGATCCGACAGGCCGGTCCCCATGACGCGGAGATTCCCCGCGGCCCGGTCCTCGAGCACCTGCG